CATCCCGGCCCGCTGCATCGTGGACCGCACGCGCCGCGCTGGTGTGTCAAATGCCTTGGATAGCGTGAGTGTGCGGCATGTATCGGGTGGCGCGTCTACGCTCTTGCTGAAGGCCTACGAGCAGGGGCGCGGCAAGTGGCAGGCAAACACGGTCAACTTCGTTTGGTTCGACGAAGAGCCGCCCGCAGACGTTTATTTCGAGGGCATTACGCGGACGAATGCGACCAAGGGGCGGATTGCCCTGACGTTCACGCCGCTGCAAGGGATGTCGGACGTGGTGTCGCGGTTCCTGATGGAGGAAAGCCCGGATCGCGCGACGATCACGATGACGATTGACGACGCGGAACACTACACGCCGGAAGAACGTGACCGCATCATCGCCAGCTATCCGCCGCACGAAAGGGAAGCGCGGACAAAGGGTATCCCGTCTATGGGGTCAGGCCTTATCTTCCCGGTGCCTGAGGAAGACATCGTTTGCGAGCCGATAGCCATTCCCGAGATATGGCCGCAGATCATCGGTGTTGACTTTGGCTGGGATCACCCGTTTGCCGCCGTGCGCTTGGCGTGGGATCGTGACGCGGATGTAATCTACGTCATCGGGGAATATCGGCAGCGCGAGGCAAGCCCGATCATCCATGCGGCCAGCATCAAGCCTTGGGGCGAGTGGATACCTGTAGCTTGGCCGCATGACGGCTTGCAGCACGACAAAGGGTCAGGGGAACAACTGGCCGCACAATACCGCGCCCAAGGGCTTGCGATGACGCATGACAGGGCGACGTTTGACGATGGGACAAGTGGGGTCGAGGCGGGCGTTTCGGACATGCTGCAACGGATGCAGACAGGGCGCTGGAAGGTCTTCAACACATGCCGGGGCTGGCTGGATGAGCGGCGCATCTATCATCGGAAAGACGGCAGGATCGTGAAAGAGCGTGACGACCTGATTTCGGCCAGCCGTTATGCGCTGATGATGAAGCGGTTTGCGATTGTGAAGCCATCGGCGGAACCGAAGTTTGTAAGGCGGAATATCATTTGACAAAGTTCAGCACCATAGCGGCGATGGTCGAGGACGCGGAAAAGCACGCGGAAAATCTGGCCAAGGACCGCATCCGCGCGACGGAATACTATCGCGGGATCATGTCCGACACGCCAGCCGACAAAGGCCGGTCGGCCATGGTTTCGCGTGATCTGCGGGCGAACATCAAGAAGGTGCTGCCGTCGCTTATGCGGACGCTTCTGGGATCTGACAACGTGGTGGAATACCAGCCGCAGTCCGAGGGGGATGAGCGCGGCGCGCAACAGGCGACGGATTACATCAACTTGGTCGTGGTGCCGGAAAGCGACATTCGGCGGCATGTCGAAGACGCGCTGCATGACGCGCTTTTGCTTCGCAACGGCATCTTGAAGGCGTGGTTTGAGGAGAAGAAAACCGCCAAGATCAGCAGCCACACGGGCTTGCCCGAGGAAGCCTTGGCGCAACTGGTCGGTGATGCTGACACGGAAGTGCTGGAGCAAACCCAAGTCGAGCAGATGACCGAGTTCGGGCCGGTTACGCTGTATGACGTGCGGATCAAGCGAATCGTCACCAGTCGCAAGCTGCGGGTTGCCGCCGTGCCGCGCGAGCGGTTCCTGATCCACTCGGACGCCGTGACGCTTGAGGACGCCGTTCTGGTTGGTGAAAAGCTGTCCGTGTCACGGTCTGACCTGATCGCCATGGGCTATGACCGCGATGTGGTCATGGGGCTTGGTGATGCCGAAGAGGATGACGTAGAGCGGAGCATCCGCCGGGATTACGTCGAAGAGGGCGATGAAATTTATCGGCTGAACGGGCAGGTTGATTACTACGACATCTTTGTTCGCTATGACGATGACGGCGACGGGATCGCGGAACTTCGGCACATGTGCTTTGCCGGTGGCTTGGCTGAAAAGAACCTGTTGCGCGATGAGGACTGCGACGAGGTGCAGTTCTATGACATCAAGGTGATGTCACAGCCGCACCAGTGGGAAGGCATTTCGCTTGCGGATGACCTGATGGATATTCAGCGGGTCAAGACCGTTCTGATGCGTCAGACGCTGGATAACCTGTATTGGCAGAACAACCCGCAGCAGGTTTACCAGGCCGGAACGGTGCAAAACCCGGAGGCGGTGCTGAACCCGGAATTCGGGCGCGCTATTCGTGTCGCTCAAGGGGCTGATGTTCGGTCGGCCTTGGGCTTCAACACAGTGCCATTTGTAGCGCAACAGTCCTTTTCCATGCTGGAATACATGGATCAGGAAGCGCAGGACCGGACGGGCGTTTCTGATGCCAGCGCCGGGCTTGCGCCGGATGCCTTGCAGAACATGACTGCGACTGCCGCAAGCATGATGGAACAAGCGGCGATCGGCCAGACGGAATTGATGGTCAAGACGGCGGCGGAAGGGCTGCGAAACTTGTTCCGGGGCTTGCTGCGCTTGTTGATCCGTCATCAGGACGTGGCGCGCACGGTTCGGTTGCGCGGTAAGTGGGTGCAGTTTGATCCGCGCGACTGGAACGCCGAAATGGATTGTTCGGTGAATGTGGGCCTCGGGGCGGGCACTCGGGAGCGGGACATGGCGATGATGGGCCTTGTCATGCAGACGCAGGAAAAGTTGCTGGCGAGCTTTGGGGCAAAAAACAACCCGTATGTGACGCCGGAAAACCTGTGGAACTCGCTTTCCAAGCTGGCCGAAAGCGCAGGGCTAAGGACGCCGACGCTGTATTTCACCGAGCCTGACCCGGAGCAGATGCGGGCCTTGATGCAACAGCCTGACCCGCCGCCGCCAGAGCAGATCAAGGCGGAAGCCGCAATTCAGTTGAAACAGGCGGAAATGCAGATGACCATGCAGATCAAGCAGCTTGAGGCCCAAATGAAGGCGGAAGCGGACAAGATGAAGCTGCAAAACGACATGATGGCGGAAAAGGCCCGCATGGAGGTTGCCCGCGACAGGGAGGCGGCGCAGTTGCAGGCCGATCTTGCGACGAAAGCGGCGGACCGTGAGGCGGCGCGCGAGTTGAAGATGATGGACATTGCATGGCAGCGCGAGAAGTTCATGATCGAACAGCGCGTAGCGGCTGCCGATCGCGGGGAAATCCTCGGTCCCGATGGCCAGCCGGTCAACGAGCAGGCCAATGCCATCATGCAGGCGCTGGCCGCGACGCAAGCCATGGTAAACGCGGTTCAGGGCCATTTGCAGGTCGCGGCCAAGCCTAAGAGGGTGATCCGCGATGCTGACGGCGAGATTGTCGGAGTTGCCCCGTATGATGGGCTGGTGAACTGATGCCATGGCGGAATGTTACGTCGATGACGGATACTGGGACGTAGGCTACACGGAGCAGGACGTTTGCGGCATTGCGCAAAGGCCGCGTGGTGACGATGCCTTCCGCACCAGTGGCGCGCGCGAAGCCTTTTGGCGCAGGCAGGCCGAGGAAGCCCTAGAGGAGCAGCTGGAGGCGCTTGCGGAAGTTGCCGGGGAAGATCGCAGCGCAACATCAAGGCGGCGTGTGGCGCGCCGCTTCAGGGCCAAACTGGAGCAATTCGACGCCGCGCCGGTTGTTGCGAACAATCTGCCGCTGATCAGTGAGGTCTTGCGGGAGTTCACGCGGCCCCGCCCGGATTATACGGCGCTTGCCGTGGCGATCCTGGCGGCGCAAGAGGCGATAGCGCGGGAACGGATAAAGGCGCGCAGGAAGCGGGACATTGAGGCATTGCTGGTGATGATATGACGCCGGAAGATCGCGTTGCTTTGGCCGATCAGTTGAAGGCAAACCCGCTTTTTGCGCTGATCTTGAATGAGATCGAGGCCAGCGCGATTGAGCGGCTGGTGTTTGCGCAGGGCGACGTTGCCCGTCTGGAATGCCAGTTGCGGGTGCAGGTTGTGCGAGAGTTCCGGCTTGCCTGCGCGATGGCGCTGCACCGCGAGCTCGAGCCGAAGCAGGCCCCGGCTTAAAAGGATGGACGATCATGGGGCTTGCGGATTTTTTCAGTGCTGAGGCCGGTCAAAAGCGGCGGCGCTGGCTGGAGGAGAGCCTGGGGTATTATGTGCCTCCTGAATTGGAAGCGCCTCTGACTTTGGCGAACATGCTGAACCCCGTGGCGAATATCGAAGATGCCAGCCGGGCTTCGCAGACGATGCTTGCGCCGGATACGAGCGGATGGGGACGTGTTGCGGCGGCTGGCGACATGGCGACGAATATTGCGGCTGTGGTTGGACCTGCCGCTGTTGCGAAGGCGGCTGGTATGCCCGCGTATCAGGCAGTTGAGGAAGGGCTTCTGGGAATGTCATCGGTGCCGCGCGAGGAAGCGGCGCGGTTCATGGCTGACGAGTTTGGGGGCGTTCCGGTTCCGTTTTCCGGCAATGAAACGACCGCCCAAGAGATTGCCCGGATGCTTTCGTCTGGCCGCGCGTCTGAGGTGACGGACGAGATGATGGCGAAGGCCGATCCTGTGGAAATGATGGCGCTTTACAAGGCCGGGGCGACGGGTCAGGACATGCCGATGGACGTTGCCAGCCGCATGGCGCGGGCCGAGGCGATGGGATTCCGCGATGATGTTTATCATGGCACAAATACGGGAGTAGACTTCTCCAATTTTGGCAGATCGCCTTATTCAAAGCGATACGAAACGTATGTAGCTCCGGAATCTGCGCGTGATTACGCCAATTCTTATGCGTCGTCTGATCAGGGGCGCGTAATGCCGCTGCGGGCTAACATTTCAGGCTTTCATGATGGAAGAACAACGGCTGGGCGTGAGGCGTTAAAGGATCTGGCTTATGAAAAGGACTTCCAGCCAGAACTTTACACAAATCACTTGCGAGGTGATCCCGACACACGGCGTGCTGTCGCTTGGGGCGATCAGAAGTTAATAGACGAACTAAATGCAGCCGGGTATCCGGGCGCAGTCATCGAAGAGCGTCCGTGGATGAGCAGCTACGTAGTTTTTGATCCAACAAAACTTCGCTCCCGCTTCGCCCGCTTTGACCCGCGCCTAAAGCACTTGTCAAACCTATCCGCCGGGATCGGCGCGCTCGGCCTTTGGGGCCTGATGCAGCCGCCCGGAGAGTAATTCTGCAAGGGACCGCCCAAGGGCGATAACCCGCGCGAATACTGCCGCAGACCGGCAGTCCTACAACCATGGGAAACCCCACATGACAGTCGAAACCGACACCCCGCAAGGGACCGATAACGACGCCCCCGAGCAGACCGATACCGCGCCCGAATGGGACTATTACGACCCTGACGAAGATCAGGATACCGTAGAAACCCAGGAAGCCGAGGCCGAAGAAGGCGCGCCGGAAAGCGTGCTGGAAATCGACATGGGCGATGGCACGAAAATCGCGGTTGATGAACTGCGGAACGGCTATCTACGTCAGGCGGACTATTCGCGGAAGACGCAGGAGCTGGCCAACCGGCGGCAGGCGTTGGAAGCTGACATTGCGCGCCTCGAAGGCATCCAGCAACAATTCATCGACCACTTGACCTCTCTGATCCCTCCGGCACCCGATCTTGCCTTGGCCGCACGCGACCCGAATGGATATGTGCGCCAGAAAGCCGCCTTCGACGCGGCAATAGCAAAGGTGCAGGAACTGGTGGCCTTGGGCGAACAACCCAAGGCGATCAGGTCGCAGATGTCCGAAGCCGACCAGAAAGAACATCTGGCGGCGGAATACCAGATGCTCTTGCAGAAGTTCCCGCAAGCCGGGACCGAACATGGGCGTCAGAAGTTTCTCGCATCCGTCCGTGAGGCGGCTGTGGAGCTTGGGTTTTCCGAGGAAGACATCAATTCGGCCACTGACCATCGCATGTATGCGATGGCCTATTGGGCGAAGCGGGGGATGGATGCGGACAAGGCGGCAAAGCTGGCGAAATCAAAGGTGCAAGCCGCGCCTCAGATGTCGCCGCGCAAGCCTGGGTCGGGAACGGAAGCGGGACGCAATCGGGATGCAATGGCCAAACTCACCCGATCCGGTTCCATTAGGGATGCCCTGAAGCTGGATTGGTGAATCCCATCATCATCCAAGGAGATAGCAAATGGCTGTCGTTACCAACACCTTCGTTTCCACGAGTGCCAAAGGCAACCGTGAGGAACTCTCGGACATCGTTTCGCGCATCACGCCGGAAGATACGCCGATCTATTCTCTGATTGAGAAAACCTCGTTCAGGACGACCCATCCTGAATGGGAAACCGACGACTTGGCCGCCCCGGCGGACAACGCGCAGGCCGAAGGTGACGATTACACCTTCAGCGAAACGACCCCTGCCGTCCGTGTGGGCAACTACACTCAGATTTTCCGCAAGGACGGGATCATCTCGGGCACGCAAGACGCAACCGACAATGCTGGCGGCGTCGAGCAGGTGAAATACCAGAAGCTGAAAAAGGCGGTCGAATTGCGCAAGGACGTGGAGTTTTCCATCGTCACTGCCAACGCCTCGGTTGCTGGCACCACCCGGAAGTCCGGTTCGCTGTCCACATGGATCACCACCAACGTTTCGCGGGGTGCCGGTGGGGCGAACGGCGGCTTCAACCAGGGCACTGGCCTGACGGTCGCACCGACCAACGGCACTCAGCGTGCATTCACCAAGACCATTCTGGATTCGGTGATGCAGCAGGGCTATGTTTCGGGCGCGAACTTCCGGCACGTCTCGGTGTCGCCCTACGTCAAGTCGGTGTTTGTGACATTCATGTCGGACGCCAACGTGGCTTCGTTCCGCTACGCGGCATCGTCGGGCAAGGACAACTCGATCATCGCCAACGCGGATGTCTACGAAGGTCCGTTCGGCAAGGTGATCATTCACCCGAACCGCGTTCAGGCTGGTGCGGCAGGGCTTGCCCGGAATGCCTTCCTGATTGACCCTGAATATCTGTCTTGGGGATGGTTCCGCAAGATTGCGGAAGACAAGGAAGTCGCCAAGACCGGCGACGCGCGCAAGTTCGTCATGCTTGGCGAGGGTGCGTTGAAGGTCCACAACCAGAAGGGTCTCGGCGTTGCAGCTGACCTCTTCGGCCTCACCAGCGGATCGTAAGGAGAACAGCCATGTATGCACCCATCAACATCACGGCGTCCAAGACGCTGACCGCTGGCGATGCGAACACCGTTATCACGGTAAACGCAGCCGCTGGCCTGACCTTGACCCTTCCGGCTGCTGCCGGGACTGGTCGCCGCTACGAGATCGTGATCGGCACCACCGTCACGTCAAACAGCGTCATGGTGAAGGTTGCCAACGCAGCTGATACCATGCGTGGCGTTGCGATCTGCGCGCAGGACGGGGGCGATACGGTCGTAGCGTTTGAAGCTGGCGCGACCGCCGACACGATCACGATGAACGGTTCAACCACGGGCGGGCTGCTTGGGGATCGGATCATCCTGGTTGATGTTGCGGCGACCCTCTGGTCGGTGAATGTCATCATGGCAGGCACCGGCACCGAGGCCACCCCCTTCTCGGATACGGTCAACTAAGCTAACAGGCGGGGCTGTGATGGCCCCGCCTTCACCTTATTGGAGCATGACAAATGACCGAAGAAACCGAAAAGCGCGGCCCTGGCCGCCCGCCGAAAGTGGTGGAAGAACCGAGGGTGCAGGCCGTTGTCCTGCGAGACTTCTGGGTCGCAGCCGATGAGGCTGGTCGTGTTCGCGCCGGGACCGTGATTGAAGTCACCAAGGACGAACTCATCACCGGGCTGGAACGCGGCATCATGAAGCGATATGAGGGCTGATCGTGCGGATCAAGGATGGCGACTGGCATCTGGTTGACCATGATCTGAAGCTGGGCCGCACGGTCTGGGCAAGGCCAAACCCGGATGGATCGACCACCTATCGGACGGATTACATGGTCCAGCCGACGATTGACCAGAACACGGCGCAGCGGAACCTTGCCAAGCGGGATTGGGGTGGTGACTATCACCACATAGCATCTGTCCCGCTGAATGTGTTCCATGACCAGCTTGCGGAAGCGTCGCGGCAAGGCGATGACAAGTTCATAAGCCGGTGGTTGAACGACAGCGACAACCGGGCTTGGAGGACAAAAGATGGAACCGTCTGATTTGCATTAAGGTGCGGGAAATGTTAGAATAATCGGGCCGAATGGGTGCTGTAACACCGCATCGGCCCTAACCAAACCAGACCGTTGGAGGGTCCGAAATGGCTGAGAAGAATATATGCACAATTGAGGGGTGCGGCAAAGCCGCAAAAGCGAGGGGCTGGTGTAAATCGCATTGGTCAAAGTGGAGAAACCACGGCTCGCCAACTGGGGAAGGCAAATTCGTAAAGGGGTCGCGGCTGAAATTTTTGACCGAAAGCGCGGTTGGGCATGACGGCAGCGAGTGCCTTATTTGGCCGTTTGATTGCAGATCGCGCAGACCGCAGGTCAGGATCAACGGTAGACTTCATATAGCTTCTAGATGGGTGTGCGAGGCGGCAAAGGGTCTGCCGCCCAGCCCGGAACATGAGGCGGCTCATACTTGTGGGGGCGGGGATATGGGCTGCGTCTCCGGCGGCCATCTAGTGTGGAAAACCCACGCTGAAAACATGCGGGACATGGTTGTCCATGGGAAATCGCAGGCTGGAGAAAAATCGGTTCATTCACGATTAACTGAATCTGACATCGCTGAAATCAAAGTAAGCGCGAAGTCTGCGACCCAACGGCAATTGGCGAACCGCTTTGGCGTATGCCAGTCGCACATATCAAGAATTCTCTCCGGCGAAGTGTGGAAACACACCTGATGAGGTAAAAAAGTGGCGGCATTTTCCGACTTCCTTGATCTTCAAACGGCGGTTGTCGAGGCTGTAGGGCGTTCTGACATTGTGGATGTCATGCCCCGCCTTGTGCAGCTTGCGGAAACGGTGATGAACCGGAAGCTGCGCTGCGCTGACCAAATCACGAGCGCCACGCTGACCTTTGCTTCAGGCGTGGCCACCCTGCCTGCGGATGTTGCCGAGATCATCGGTCTGTATCGCGCGGACGGGCTGGAATACATCGCGCAGCCGCTGCAATCCGTGCGGCAATCCGGGACGCAAGGTTACTATGCCATCAGCGGCAACACGATCCAGACCTATGGTCTGGATGGAGACCTTACGCTGCAATACTACGCGCAACTGCCGACGATCAGCGGCGGGGTGACGGCAACCAATTGGCTGCTGACGAAATACCCACACGCTTACCTATACGCGGTTTCATTGGAGGCGGCGAAGCATATCCGGGAAGTGGAAATGGCGCAGACCTTCCGCATTCTGTTGGATGACGAAATGCAGTCGATTGCAGGCGATGATTACGCGCAGCGGTATGCCCGCGCGGCAGTCAGGGTTGCGGGGAACACGCCATGACATTGCTTACGATTGCCGCCGCGCTTGCGAAGAATGTTGGCCTTGCCGTGCCGGATCAGGTTGTTCTGTCGTCTCAGCGGCAATGGTCGGAGGCCCTGCAAATGGCGAATGAGGCGGGCGAGGAATTGGCCCGCCGCGTTGATTGGGGCGAATTGAGGGCCAGCACCACATTGACGGGCACGGGGGCAAACGAGACTTACACGCTGCCCGCTGGTTTTTCGCGGATCAGCCCCGGCGTTGGCGTTCGCGCGGGGTCCAGCATTGTGCGCCCCCTGACGCGGGCAGAATGGAACGTGCTGACGCCGGTAGAAGGGACGCCACGCTATTTCCTGCTGGAAGGAAACAAGATCACGCTTTGGCCATTTCTGGCGAATGCTGCGACTG